CAGTCCAACCATCGTGCGGAGAAAGTCACGGCCGACGATCTTGTACACAACGATCCCAATCGTGATTTTCCCAACAGTCGTTTGGCCAAATTCGTTGGCAGCAACTCCAAGTTCGCGAGCAGCGGACACAAGCGCGGTTCCGATGTTCGCACCCATTGTTCCCCACTCCGACAGCTCGGTTCGAACTGCACGCGACGTATTCGCTGGCTCAGCAGCCATTTTTTCAGCTTGCAGGCGAATTTCTGCAACTTGTTGTGGGGATAGCTTGTCGGCATCGATGACCAGCTTGGTTGCGTGAGCAGATGATGCTGCCATCAGCACCATGGCAGCAATGGCGAAAAGTTGTCGGAATGGTTTCATGCCAGGTCCTCTTTGTGTATGGGTGGGTTAACAAGCAACTGCAGTTGTTGAATCACAGAGTCATTTGTTGCAATAATTTCATCATCAACCGACGACTGCGCAACAGGATACATGTCATTGTACCACTTGAGTCCATTGGTGGACGTCTCTATTGCGTCAATGGCGGCAGTGAGCACTGCTCCGATGCTCGTGTTGGCCAGAGGGTACAGCTGTCGCATCTGAGCAGCAAATTTGGGGTACCGCTCCACATCAATCGCAGACGCGTATGCGGCCATCGCAGTTGGTGCATAATCATCATACACCAAGTCGAGCACAAAGTACATCGCATCAGCTCGATCTTCGCCTGGACGATCTCGTCCATCCAAACGGTTAACTGCGTACTTGGGATACAACCCTGTGTCTCGTTGATTGACGGGTCGAGGATCTGAAGCAGCTGACAGCAGTGCTCTCGCTGCGTCGTACACATACGGCTTGAGATCAGTCAAGCCGTCTTTGATGGTAAACCCATTCGCTAACATAATGTCGCGAATTTCATTGTCGGAAAGTTGTCGGGTCATGTTACTTGGGAGCAGGAGTGGGGAAGGTAAATTGAGGTGGCGGCTCGGGCTTCTACCAACGCCCCGATAAGTCGCAGATTCGGGCTATCCACAGTCGAGAGTGATTGCTCACCCTCCTGGCCTTGGGGTATTTCACTGCGCACCGTGTGGCGGAACCACCACCTCATCTGACCCTATTGTTGGGAGAGTGAGCTGATTCACACTCGTAGCTCACTCTCCCAACAGGTCTCTCGTGGAGACCAATTGGGGACGATTATTTCAAGGGGCCTGCTTCCGCGGAGTCGCCGCTGATCAAGGTCGGTTGCCCATTCGAGCAAGGATTCCGACCAGGACACTTGCAGTTTTCAACAGTCCACTGACTGTTGTGGTCTTCACACGTTCTATGGCAGGGGTGGATGGAATCGAACCACCGACACCCAGAATCAAAATCTGGTGCTCTACCAACTAAGCTACACCCCTGCATGCAAACAATTATATATGCGTCTGATTGTGTGAGGCAACTCGATTATGCTTCCAACACACCGATTCTTTGCATCACATCAGACACTCTCTCAACTCGAAGTGCTCGAATTGCGGCCCCAATATCAGGAGATCGGGGGATCTCAATGTCACGACAGATTGTTCCGTACCCCAACAAAGCACGTTTGTCGGCCGCGATCGCGAACTGAGCAGCATCCGAATCAACCAAATGAGCGTGTTTGTGTAACCCCAGATGCGTCACAACATCCACAGTGTCGTACGGATCCCGACGATCCCATCGTGCTATGGCCCAAACTTGCTTCACAATCGATGCAAGGTTACGAGGCACCGCAGAATACTTGACGCGTTCAGGGTCAATCACTTGTGCCAACACCCATAAGGGGTTGCTGTGCTGCTGCACCAATAGCTTTCCCACAGTTGGGATCAAGAATCCCCGAAGTTCGGGAGGCATGTAGCGATGGACGTTGTATCGCGACAACAACTCCACGTAGTGGTGCGGAGCAGCTGCTTGAAGTGCCCCAAGTATGAGTTCATTCACAACACGCTGGGGCGACAACTCAACGAGGGATGGAGCAACCTGCTTGATCAGCGCGGATGTGGTGTGGTGGATCTGGAATTCAAACCTGGATGCGAATCGGAGCGCACGGAGAACACGGAGCGGATCATCACCAAACGCATCACCAACGTGGCGGATGACTTTTGCCTCCAAGTCTTGTTGACCACCAAATGGGTCGAACAGCGTGTTGGTGGACTCCTCATACGCCATTGCGTTGATCGTGAAATCTCGACGCGACAGGTCCTCGTCAAGCGTGACTGAAGGATCAAACAACACCTCAAATCCAGTGTGTCCAGGAGCAACTTTCCGCTCAGTTCGTGCAAGCGCGTATTCTTCGCCTGTTTTGGGGTGAAGGAATACTGGGAAGTGGTCCCCAACTTGGGTGAATCCAAGTCGAAGCATTTCATCAACTGTGGAACCAACAACAACATAGTCGTTGTCATTGCTGGGGCGGTTCAGCAGTCTGTCACGAACAGCACCACCAACGAGAAACGTCTGCATTATGTACATGATGAAATACCTACAGTTGTGTTTGTGGTGGGAGATGCGAGACTCGAACTCGCATGCACTTGCGTGCGTCACGACCTAAACGTGGTGTGTCTACCAATTTCACCAATCTCCCAGGATGCTATTTAGGCAGCCCGCGCTTGAATGATCCGATTCGCAACTTGCGACGCCAACTTGCCGTCGTAGCGTGACGCGTGTTCACCAGCGAGCTTGCCCAACAGTGCACCCACCTTCAGTGGGCTCCCCATGTCCTTGGCGTACCCATCGAGGATCGCCTCCAACTCCGCTTCCGTCAACTGTGTGGGGAGATACCCCTCCAGGATCGACTTTTCAGCCAACCCCCGAGCATTATCTGGAGCAGCGTTCAACACCAGTTGGTTCCCTTTCAAGAATTTGCGGATCGTTGCAACGCAACTCTCGTCGGTTGGGGCGGCGTTTGTTGTCTTGGCGATCATGTCGAGGTCACTCTTCAGTGTAACCAAGAGATCAACCAAGACAGGGTTCGGACTCACACGATTTGCGAGTCGTGCCGCCAGTGTGTCGGCTTTGATTTTTTCGTAGATGGACATGCGGTTCTCCGGTGGACAATGCGCTAATTATAGCCGAGAAATGCAAATCATCAACCGTAACTAGCAACAACTTGACGTGGACTGCTCCACATCACCCACCAGATGACGAGCCACCACGCGACGACGCCATCCCACCACGAGATACAGCAGCTGCTCGAGTGGCTGCAAACCGTGACTGGCCAGCAGAGTAGTTTCCAGGAGTGTTGTACACAGAGGCTACCGTACGAGAGGCAGTTGTCGTGTTTGCAGCATTGGCAACATTGTGAGTGAACGGCTGGACGGTGCCAGCAGGGGTGATCACGTGCGAAGCTGATCCAGAGTTGAAGAAGTATGGTCCAACAACAGGGTGGGCATGTCCACTCGCGCCAGCTGGTGGTCGCTCGCAGAGGGAATCATGCCAGTCTTTGCGGCAATCGTCCATCGAGCGGTACTCACCACGCTGGATTGGTCGAACTTGTTGTTCTGTGTAGAAATCAGGAGTGTTGTCGACACAGCCAACGCAGAGAGCAGCAGCTGCTGCAACAATCGCGCTGCGAGTGGGGATTGCTGAGTACTTCATGGTAGATCAGATGAAAAAGTGTGGGACAAAGTATGAGGTGTCTTTTGTGATTGGCGACACATCTTCGCGGATATCAATCCCAGCTGACACATCACCATCCATGCTGTTGGTTCCAACAACCCACGACCCAATGACTGGATACACTTTTTCTTGTGGACCAAGATGTCCGGTTGTTTCAGGGGCCGGAAAGGACTGCAGTGGGCAATACTGCTGACAGATCACTTTTGTCGTATCGTATTCGCCACCAGTTTGAGCGATCGGAACGCCGCGTGCATCGAGGATGGCAACATTTGCCCCCTCTCGTGAGAGATATGGTTTCTTGACGTAGTTCCCATCAATTTTTGACCCTTCATCGTAATATGTCGGGAGCAATACTGGATGGCCTGGGTACCGCTCCCACATTTCGGCGAGGATTGCTTTGTTCGACAGCACCATCTTCCAGATTGGTTCGAAGTACGCAGTTTTTGAGGTCGCGATGTTCCCACCATACTCGCTCGCGGCGATCCACTCCCAGGGGTACAGCTTGAACATTGCTTGGATTGGGACATCGTCAGCGTCGACAAACTGCCCATCAGCCGTTACCCCAATGTCGCCAACACAAACGAACTTCGTCTCGAACCCTGCCAACAGCGCAGTCTCGGTCATGTATTGAAGATTACCGAGGTCTTCCATCGAATCGGATGAACACATCATGTGAATCAACTGAGCGGATCCCCCACGAACGTCGGTCCAACGTTGGACCAAGCGCTCATGAATCGAGTTGAATTGATCTGCGTGCTCGCGCACCTCTTCCTTCCAGAACCACTGTGCGAGTGAGGATTCAGGAAGAGATGTTGGAGTATCTGCATTGTACTCCAACACCTTGGGCTGTCCTGTGTGGTCGAGCGTCATGTCAAAACGCCCATACACCATTGGATCGTGGCGATTCCACGAGGCTTCAATCAGTGGGATAACAGCAGTGGGGATCCCCATTCGCTCCAGGTTACCACGCTTGATGAGGTCAGTTGCGGCCTCAATTGCAATGATGTGAGCGTGGTTGGTAGCTTCCCAAATTCGCTCAATCTCAGCTTCGGTGAATTTGTACGCAACATCTTCGCGCCAATAGAAGAACTTCGACGGATCGACTCCACGCATGTCATCCCCCTCAGGAGAGATTGAGTGGAAGTCGATGCCGACCAATTCAAGTTTGTGTTGCCAGTCGGGACGGGGGGTTACGGAAATACGTTCCAAGTGCTGCTCCTAGAGTGTGGGAGCAGCATACGACAATACAGCCGTCTGATCAAGTGGAAAGAGCGCCATTGCAGCGCTCTCCTGTTCACTTCGGATCGAAGTACCACTCTTTGGTGTACTGATTGATCACCTTGTGGCCCGTGAGCTTGTACCCTTTGGACACCATGTCGGTTACTTCTGCCCAAGCTCGATTCATGTCGTCAAATCCTTTTGCGCGAATCACTATTCGGTTCTGAACCCGCTTGAGGTGGTCCGCCGCCGCGATTGCAGCGATTGTTCCAACCAATCCGTATTTGGCAATTGTTGGGTTTTTCCGACCAGCCATGCCAACCGCCACACCGGCAGCAATACCTGTCAAGAAATTGCTCATATGACCTTCAGCCATGACGTCCTCTACTTTCATTTTGGTTCGGGATTGTTGACCGATTTCAACAATGTTTCCAATTCTATCGCATACTCACGAAGCTGAGCAACGGTGATTCGGTAAGCATTTGCAACAACCCCAGGTTTTGACGTGTCTGTGATTTCATCGATGGCGAGAGTTGGTCGAGTTGGCACCACAACAGATGGATACACCGGAACAGGAACCTCAACCTCAACAATTTTCACAGTTGGGGGAGGGCATGGCTGAGGTGGTGTGGGATTATGCGCACATCCAACAAGACCAAATGCGCATAGAACAACAAGAGCGTTTTTCATGGTGACTTCTCCACAACTTTCCAACCAAGTGACGGAGCCGACTGCACAAGCAACCCAATGCTTGCTTCGCACCCGAGTTTGTCGACAGGTGTGTCACGGAGTCGCTTGATTAGCTGTTCTCGTTCTGCACGAAGTTTGGATAGTTGACGAGTGGCCTCAGCAACTCGTTGTTGTTGCCCATCCGCTGCTGCACGCCATTCGGCAATTTTGGCCGCCTGGTTTGCAATCGCAGTCTCATATGTTGCCACATTAAGTGTGTACTGAGCATCGGCTGCTTGCGCGCGTTGTTGACAGTCTGCAAGCGCGACAGCAAGTTCGGCGTTCCGTTGTTGGAGCTGACGCGCTGAATCTGTCAACACATAGTAGCCAGTTCCAACTGCTGATGCCAAGATGAGCATCAGCACCCAGAATGCTCGATTTTTGATCAGCGAGAGTAGGTCTAGCATACCACACACTTCAGATTGTGCACCTATTTATCAGATGACTGCTCAACCAACAGTTTGTAGAAGGTGAGGTTGTTCCGCATCCGTTCATCATTCGATAGTTCGCACGCGGTAGTCCCCCACTCAACTGCCTTGCCATATAACCCAAGGTGGTATGCACAGATCGCTCCAATGTCATATGGTTCCGCTCCCCAACATGCTCCATTTCCCATGTAGCTGGTTGTTCGAGTGGTGATCGCCAACAACTGCTGAACCGCCCAAAAACCTGTGGCGTATTCACTACTGCGGTACGCTGTCAGAGCCAGATCAAGCCAAGGTTCGCGCCCAGCTGACCACTCCAACACTGCACGATGGGCCCAACCAATCGCATCAGCGTTGCGTTCCAGTGCCGTATGGCACTTCGCCAGGTAGCGCATGCTAGCACATCGTTCCTCGCGCCAGGTTGATGTTGGCAGCGCCAGATGACGTTCAAACTCACGTATTGCAGTGGGGTACTCCCCATGAAACATCAACTCGCGAGCATAGTAGTGAGCCATGCGATCATTGGTTGGTGCTTCATCGACAGCCATTTTCAACAGTGGGAGATACTGACTCCGACTTTTCGTTGGATCGGGACGGTGGTGCAACACCAACCCATCGACCAAACCAGAGCGCTCTGGGCCATCCCCCTCCCAGTACAAAGTTTCGTGGCATGGGTGGCGCCACCGATAACCACGACGATGATGAATTTTGTCGGTGTTGAACCGCACGTCAGGGGTAACCCCATCGCTCATCCAGCTCCAGATGTAATCATACGCGAAACGAGTCTGTTTGCCATCTGATGCAACCCATGCAGCGTTGAGTGCCTCCACCCAGCCGGGTTGGAGGTGTTCATCGAGGTCAATGCTCAGGCAAACATCAACCCATTCAGGAATCAAGCTGAGTGCGGTGTTTCGAGGAACATCGAAACGCCAGGGGCGTTGAGTGATATCCCATACGGTCGCTCCAAGCTCTCGCAACCGCTCAGGTGTCCCGTCTGTTGAGCCTGTGTCACACACAAGCACCAAGTCAGCCCCACTACAGGATTGTATGAACGCATCAACGTGTTTGATTTCATTCAACGCAATTGCGTAGACGCACGTCTTCAATTGTTTGGTCATGCTGCCACTCCTCGAGACTCGATGAACAGTTTATCGATCTCGGTTTGAAATCTTGGAATATGGTGCAACATCCCCGTTGCAGTCGCTGCTTCGATTCCACACTCATACAACTTGGGCGACCAAGCATCGGGATCGAACGTATACCCGTCGCGCTGTGCTGTCACTTCTGTGCACCGAATGACAGCAAGTAAACAAAAGTCCCACTGCTCACGGCGTTTGTAAAACATCGCTCGGTGGTACCACGACTCACGTTCATTTGAAATTGAAATGCTGGTTTGAAACCAACGCTCAGCTAGAGCATCTTGGCCCCAAGTCCCATACTGCACTGCCAATGTGCGTGCGATGTAGCTCTTCGCGATTGGACCGTCCATGCAGAGATCGAAGCTCTGCTCCCGATATTGGACCGATTTGTTGAAGTCGGTGGATTGGTACTCGTTCGCAAGAAAGTAGTACGTTTTCCAGTCACGATCTCCCTCAGCAACCTTCTGCACCAGCATTTGGAGGTACTTTGAGCGATCTTTTGTCACATCTTGAAATTCACGGAGCCACACGTCATGTAGCCAGATCGTGTGTTGAGGAATGTGCCACGATAGCGTTTCGTGGACGATTCCAGTCCACGTACAGCCATGGCGGGCATGGATCTTACTGTGCCACTGCCAAGGGTTGTCGTTATTTTTGTATCGGTGGAAGGCTGTTGTTGTTTCGGGAGTCCAATGTCGAACGAGATTTTCTCGCCAGTCTGGGAGGAGCTGTTCATCAAGATCCTGCCAGATGCAGATGTCAATGTCCGCAGGGAGCAGATTCAGAGCACATCCGCGAGCAACGTCAAACCTCCACGGATCAACCGTGATTGGGACAACGGTGATCCCAGCAGCACGAAGCGCATCCACAGTGTTATCGGTAGACCCCGTATCACAAACTAGGTGGTAGTCAGCGTCACGATTGCTGTTATGCCAACTAACTACATTGCTGGTTTCGTTTTTAGCAATGGTGTATATCGCAATTTTCAACACACTCTCCAGAGAAGATTTTGGACGAATCTTCTACTGTGGCCGCGTTGGCGTCAACTACCAATTGATGCAGTAATGTAATTGGCGATTCTGGTTGCTGTGGTGGCTGAAATGTGTCCCCCAGCGACGAGTGTTGGGAGGAGGTGGGACTGCATGAAGCTGCCAGTGAGATCCAATACAGTCAACCCACTGTACAGGAAATTCAATGCATTGGCGGTTGCAGTCCCACTCGTCATATACAACGCAAATGACATCACATCACTATCCAGCAGTGCATAGAACTGCGGCTTGTTGACAATCACACTCTGTGTCATGGTTCTGGAATCCTATTTTACACAATCTCACGCCAATTCAGCGCACCCAAGATTGCAACTGTACCATCAATCCCTCTGGCGCACAACGTGTAGATTGTCCCAGCGTAGCCAGTCATTTCATTGGACGCGAGTGCGGTTTCCGACGATGTCCGTCCATTAAACGACACCGTTCGAATTACACCACCTGTAAGTGCTGTTGCACTGGTGTCATAAGAGACTGCAGATGCACCACCAACACCAACCCACGAAGGACCTGTTAGCGTTCCACCTTCAAACACAGCGACAGACGCTGAGTTGTTAGAAGTCACGATTGTTTGATACTGCGTCAGTTGAATCTTGCCACGAAATAGTTGGCCATTCAGCGTGTCGTTAACTCGAATTGACAATATTGGTGTCCATGTGGAAGTTGGTGCATTCCGCCCAGCTCCAGAGCTCAATGCACTGTACAGCGACCCAGTTTGCTCAAACCCACCCTCGGAAATCACACTGGAGCAGATCTGTTTCATCGATGAAGCAGCAGTGGCGGCAATGTTGTGGATCTCATACCTCAATGGTAGCCAACCAGACTTCATGTACACCTGAGTGAAGCTGTTGTTGGCGTGATTGCTCTGATGCACATACACAAGAATGCCATCAATGTCGAATCCGTATTTCACAGCTCCGACTCCAAGCCATTGGAATTCAATGATGAAAATCTGAGTTTTTGTGAGATCGAGCGTTAGCCCACTTGGGCCCGTGCCATCCAACCGATCAATGTTCCAACTAGATTGGTATGTGATAGTGTCAACAGGAGACCCAGATGTGCTGGTTCGGCGAGCAACACCAAACCCCAATGTACCGTTTTGAATGAAGAATAGTCCATCCGAGTCATCGTAGTTTCCAATGCGCTTCACACAATTGGCGGTTGGTGACCCAAATACACCTGTCATCAAAACCAACTGACTTTTGCCAGGGTGATACTGCATGTAGTTGTATGATTGGCGGAGAACTCGAGATCCAGAACTAGATGTTGTGGTCAAATTCCAAGCAGCTTCATTGGATAGAAACGTGGCCGCTCCACCCGTTGCAGTCGTTGTGTTGAACAACTTCTCTTCGTTGCCATATGTGAATTTTGATTCAAACTGTGTGTTGGCGTCTGACACCCGCACGCGAGCAAACGAATCCTGAATTCCAGGCGCAAATGTTACTTGTCCAAGTGCAAAAGACATGGTGTACCTTGTAGAGTGTTAAATGATCCACCAGTTTGTGCCATCTGACGCCACCGTGATCGACGTGTATTTCGTCGCTAGACTGATCGTGGACTGACCATCAATTGCACCACTCAGCGAAGTCACCAACACTGGACCTGCGTTTCCTATCCGCTTGATGGAAATCTCACGATTGGTGGACGTGCTTGGTTGTGGAAGTGTGACTGTGAGTGCATTCCCAGCCAGTACAACAGACTCCGTCTCACCCACAGAATAGTTGGCGACAGTCGTGGCTACTGTCCCGTTGGAAATCGATGTGGCCTGAGGGACCAATACCCACTCACCATCAACGTAGAACTCTAGCTGGTCGAACGACGAGTTAAACCGAAGTGCACCTGGGATGGGGTTCAGTGGACGAGCTTGCGAAGGACCACTCGGCAACTCGATGGCACCAGACCCACCAACTGTGAGGATGTTGGTTAAATCCGGTGTGATAGTCTCAGTGGTGTGATCAAACTGCATTCGTGGCACAAACCGAATGCGGTACTTATCACCCCTACTGTATCATTTCCAGAGTTTACAGCGATTCAACACCGTCTGCTGGATGTCTTTGTACACGTCATGCTTTTTGACAGTTCCAGACACAGTGAGCTTCGCACCAGCGTCAATTTCATCAAACAATGTTGTGTTTGCTTCAAGGAGAATACTATTGCCAACACCATCGCGAGAAACCAACATCGTCTTTCGCCCAAACTGAGTCGAGAACACATGCTTCCGAACCACACTCAGCTCAACATGGAGTTTCTCTCCAACGCTTCCAAGAAAGGTGGATTGTGTCGGCTGGGTGTCTCGCTGGACCTTGGAAGCGAACCACATCCCAACTCCAGCTGCAAGGGACGACAAACTGCGAAACGGAACTCCGTGACGGAAGTTGACGATTCCCTGAACATTGAACCAGAAAGCACTGGTGCTGTCTTGTGCAGCAACCCAATCAATAAACTGAGGGATTTGATCGATATACTGCGCCCCAACATTCAACTGCTGGTGCTGATGTGGGACCGTGGAGTAGTGCGCACCAAGCAATTCAGAGATATCTTCAGCAGTTGTGGTGAGGCCAGGGTTGGTTAGCGCTTTTGCCTCTACATGTCGACGACTTTTGAAGCCATTTTGACTCACTTCTTGAATCAGTGATCCAAGAGTCAACTCCCAATCACAGAGAAACATACCACGAGGAACACGATCAGCGTCTATGTCGTGCAGCTCCTCATCGGACGACAATCCTGCGATTCCATCCAACCACCCAATGAGCGCAGACGCATCGTGCCCCATGTAGTCCTTCACGCAGGTGCTGCCAATCTGGATCTGTGTGGTTCCTGTGTCAAACATCGCATATGTTTTTCGCGAACGTCGAACATCGCAGTGGTCACAGAGCTGACGAGTCCGAAACTTCGGATCGATTGTGAAGCCAGGGACTTCTCGCACCATCGTACCAGCTTCATCGTGTGTGATCTTCCCAACAAAAGTACGATCACCCTCCACTCGAATGATCGAGTACTCCACGGTGTATTGAGATGCAGCAATGCGGATGGTCATTGATGGTACACCAAACGCCTTGCTATCGACTCGTTTCTCGATTGGGACACTACCCGTCTTGGTGTAGGACGGGGCAACCACCCCCAATTTCTTGGCGAGCTTTGACAGCTTATCCATCCGAACAAAGAACAGTTCAGACAGATGATCTGCAATCGTCAGTGTGAGGGTTTGTGTTGTAGTAGTCATGCGTGTATTATATACCCCACAAAACTACTTGTCAACACAACCCCACTCTATTAGAGCTCCATCACCCCCAATCAAACTCACTCATCAACGCTTCGACGTGTCGTGTCGGGACGTGACGGGGGATCGAGTCAAACATGTTGTGCAACATGTTGTCGACCAACTTCTTTGAATGTTTCACACGATCAATGAGTGGTACAAAATCTCTCACAAACCACAGAGGGAGGATCTCTGTGTCTGTCGGAAGTGCAATTGAATTGAACTTCCGACCTCGATGCTCGAGATCGTACTCAAAATTGAATACCTTGATCTTCATCCCACTCACAATCTGGAGCGACAGTGTGTCGCCATTTGCGTCCCGCATTTCATTGTAAAAAATGCTTGCTGCAACGTGGCCAGGAAGCCGTGTGCGGTGATCGCTGTAGAACTCCTTGGTGTACATCTCAACCTTCTTGACGCCTTTTGGGAGCCCAACATCCATGATGGGGACATTGTCGATTACGTTGTCTCGGTATTCCATGATGTATGCATCCAACTCGGCGGCTGGTTTCCCCGTCAACAAATCCATCACACACTGACGCAGGAACTTGCGCACATTTCGAGGCGTTGTAGTCTTTTTCGCATCCAACCCCATGATCTTGAGGTCGTTTTTTGGGATACCTTCTTTGTCTGTGACATGCATTGCATAGCGTTTCTTCGACACAAAGAAAGCAGCAGGTGAGAAAAGTTCACGACCCGTTTTGATTTTGGTAGAGAACTCTGGCTGAACCAAGAATTGCTCCATCATGAATTTTGGGAAACTCTTGTTCACCAACCCTGCAATAGTGTCAGCAATTTTGATTTTTTCAGCCTGAGTCTCGTCACCAACGAGGATGTTCTTCAAAGTGAAGATGCCAGAATCAGTGTCACCATAAATCAGTGAGGGGCTAGCAACCTCTCCACGTAAAGCACGTGGATCCTCTTCGTCTACAATTGGGTCAACCCAGTAATTTCCATCCAATAGCTCACACGTTTTTCGAATTTGGTGTTCCAGAACTCGACGTCCTGTTCCTGTAGTACTCTCACCTGCAACTTTTGCATAGAACTTGAAGTTTTGATTCAGCTGGGCTCCGTAGTACGAGTTTTGAAGAATTTTGAATGCATACGACAGTGAATCATTATAGTCAACTACTGCGGACAACTCCATGTACTCAGCGTATTCTTCATCAGTTAGCTTGATCCCCTTAACCACCAACTTTGTGGAACTCTCCTGTCGCCCTACGCGAGCTTTGGCTCCATTTAGGATCTCTTCCGTTCGTTGTTTAGCTTTTGCCGACTTCCCCTGCGCTTCTTTTCGTCGCAGGTGCCACGATTCCAAAATCGTGGGCACGATTCCAGGAGAATCTTGGTTATACACCGTCCCATGCCCCGACATTGCATACTTGTGTTCTACTAACCAGTCATACCACTCGCAAGCAGTTTTAGTCACCTTCTCGTTCAGGTGAGTTGTAAACACCAAGTACTTGTCAGTCTTCTGAAGGATCTGTTGACGATCACGTTCCGTATCAACAAATTGCCCGATATACTTTTCAGGAGAGATATTGAGGCTTTTTATACACGACGGATACAGGCTATTAATGTCGATCAGAAATAGGTCTGTTTGGATTCCACCTTGTGGAACAAGCACATATGCACCTTGAGCTTGACCCTGCTCACTGAGCATGACTGTATCAGGAATTCGTCGACCAAGCTCGTGCCAGCAGAAATTTGCCACTGCCATTTCAGCTTTCCGCACAGTACCCAACACGTTCTTCATTTGGCATGTGCTGTAATGCATCATCCAATTGGCGAGATCAATATACTTGTACTTCTTGTCCAACCCAGCCAGCACCTCTGTGTCGCGAATGTTGTATCGGACGAACTTGCTGAATGAGTATTTCACCACCTCTTGGTGAGTTGCTTCATGCAACGCGCACAGCTCCAACTCATCCAACAGGTGGAGGTTGTCGAAGTCTGGGTCAAAGTAGATTGTGTATGGCGCATCAGCTGGTACAGTAAGTCCACGACGATCCAATTCTTGCTGGACTTGCTGGAGCCGAAAGCGTGATTGCACTAGCTTATCGTCCCCCACACCAGATAAATTTGCCTTAGCGTAGTTTCCCGTGTACAGCTCGTTCAGAGTTCCTTCGTAGTCCAACTTCTTGAACTTGTCTCCCAAGTGGTCTGCTGATACACTCTCCAAACTCCAACTATCTCGATCTTCCACTGTGAACTTTTTGAACAGATCCATGTAGTCGATTGTGATTCGACCATCGAACTGGACCTGCTTCTGTTTCCGAAACATGATCTCAAGTTCGCGGTAGTATGGCGCCTTTCCGCGAGGAAATGACAACATCCGAAACCACTCGTCACCGAGTACCATTTCAACACGTTGTGCAATATATGGATCATCAAACAATGCACTGTTCCATCCTGACATCAAGTCACACTGCTGGATCTCCTCCACCATGGCAACCAACAACTCAGCCTCAGTGTTGAAAAGAGTGATTGTGTGTTTACTCGCAACATCATCGAAAATATCAGGATCCAGGATTGAATATGGATCCGTTGTGTTCTTCCATGTTGGAGGTGGGACAGCAAACACAACGTATTCGTCTTTCCAAACATGGTAGAAAGCAATCGAATTTAGAGGAAATTGAGGGTTCATTGCCCCCTCAAACGGCACAGCTGGGTCGTAGTCGATCTCAATGTCGTAAAACGATGTGCGGATTGTTGGGTCAGTAGCTTTGTAGTATTCTCGCGAAAGCACTTTCAATTCAGGTGGGATATCGGTTTCCCACAAGCGAATGTCATTTGGAACTGATTCCAAGAACTTGCGCCACTGTTTTCCAGCTGGAAACTCAATGCGGTACAACTCATCACCAAACATCGATAGATGGACATTTCGGGTGTCGATCCAATCGCGCGTCTGAGCAACAAACGACTTGAGCGCAGGTTCTGCTCGCCCTTCTTCAGCTGCCTCCCTTAATGTATCCCGAATTCTGCGCCAATCATCAACCTTGATGTAGCAATCATATGGTGTGTCGAATGTGCGTATCTTGTGCACACCATTCGAGTTGCGTTGTTCCCACACAATAACAGTGTCGAATTGGCGGCTGGCAGATAGGTACATGCGATTGTTGACTTGGGACGAGAAGCGATCAGTATATATCCACACGCCAATGTGATCAAATTGTGTGTTTTGCGCGATAAATAGTTGACCACAAGACACACACCATGTTTCTTTATTTCGTAAAGCGAACAACTACAACATACACACTGTCGAGAAGCGCGGCAGCCGTGGATGAAGGAACGCAATTTACCTTTACTCTCACAACAACCGGGGTCGATGATGGGACAACTGTTCCATACACAATCACAGGAATTTCATCTGCAGACATTGGCGGTGCTGCATTGACTGGAGTGTTCACAATCGTTGGTGGCGTTGGCGCCGTTACACTCACAGCAACAGCAGACCTAACAACAGAAGGCGCTGAGACAGCAACACTATCTCTCGATGGTGGATTGGGGTCGCTGTCGATTGGAATTAACGACACTTCCGTGACAGAGGTATTTGTAGATGCGGTTGAGTTGGGTGATCCATATTGGACCAATGTGTCAACGCACCTAACATTCGACGATGAGATCCTCGACAAGCGCAACCCATCACGGACATTCATCAACAATGGGGTGTCATACAGTTCATCCCCTGCAAAATTTGGCAAGTCGGGGTACTTCAGCGGGTATTCTGTGAAGTGCATGGAGGATTTGCTGAACTTTGGTTCTGGCGACTTCACGGTGGAAATGTGGATCTACCCAACAAACACCAGCGCATACACAGAATTTATTCGGTCAAACTCGGATTTCCTGTTCCGATCAACACCAACACGGCAACTGCAATTCGAAAGCAGCCTCGGTACATTGACGACAAGCGCCAATGTGATCAACGTCAACACATGGTATCACGTTGCACTCACCCGAAATGGTAACACGTTCAGTATTTGGCGAAATGGGTCACAGGTCGCAACAGCGACATTGACGGGTACGTTGGCTGGGGCAACGAGAACAGAAATTGGAGCAATAAACGACGTCAGTGAACCATTCATTGGGTACATGGATGAGTTGCGAATCACAACTGGAGTTGCTCGCTACACATCAAATTTCACAGCACCACGTCGTCGCTTCCCAAGTTATCAATCTACGGACCCATATGCACTGCATGTGGAAGCGTTGGTGCCTTTCAACAGCACCGCCCCACTCAGTGATTTGACTGGTCGAATTGTGAACCAATGGACTGGCGCACTGACAACAAGCACGACCGATTATGCGATGGGGAACGCAAGTGGTGTGTTCAACGGATCGACGATTGTTCAAGTTGGATCAGACTCTTCACTCGGATTGGGGAATGGAAACTTCACGATTGAGTTGTACATCAACATCACCGCTGGCGCCAACTTGGTTGGTAAGACAGTACTGTGCCAAACAATCAACACACATCTGCAGGAACTATTCCTAATATACGTGGTCAACCAATCAGTGATCCTCTATATGGGGGATGGCTCTGCTCAGTACAACATCATCAACCAAAGAGCATTCACTACCACAGCGCCAGCTGGAGTGTGGCGGCACTACGCCATCGTTCGCAATGGCAACACCATCACTTGGTTCTACCACGGACAACCCGTTGGATCAGTGACAACGTCCGCAACATTTGCCAGTACGACAAATCCAATTCTGTTGGGTGGTCGGAACGTGAGTGGTGCTCCGAACCAAATGTTTACTGGAAAGATTGATGCATTCAGGGTCACAAAAGCGGCTCGGTACACCGAGGCATTTACCCCTCCAACAGCATACAATCTGTAACAAAAAGGGGCCGAAAGGCCCCTTTTTTTAGTCTGCAGCTTCTTCCAGCTTTCCTTCGTCAGCTGACGCTTGGGGCTCCTCGCCTACAGAAGGCTCGGCAGCAACTCGAGCAGTTTCCGCTTCAATTGACTTGGCGATTGTGGCACTGATGGAATTGATTGCCAATTCCAGCGCCAATGCTTCCTGACGCTTTTCAGTCAGTTTGGCCGCCCATTTCTGGCGCACCACAATGAGCTGTTGAGTGCTGAGCGTGAGTGAGCTGTACTGGTATTGTTTGCCGTCGACGGTGATGGTGGGATCGGTCATGGGGGACTCCTATTAAAGAAGCACCAATTCTACAGTCGCCAACATCGTGGGCGCAACAAAAAAGGCCCCGAAGGGCCTTTTATCATGCTGTCAGGTTCGTGCCCTGTGGGTGGACACGAATTGGGATGTAGATAAATTCACCAACCTTCATTGGGACGATACCAACATCACACACAATCTCGTTACGATCGACAACCTCTGGGGGGTTGTTGTATGCATCACAGATTGTCAAGAAGTCCACAAGACCACGCTTCGACAGGATCGAGTTCAGCATTCCGTCGATCGCCGACTTCAGGTTGTCGCGTGTGATCTGGTCGTTTGGTTCAAACAAGAACCCAAACGCAATTTTCCGAGCCTGACGACGAATGTGAGCACACAAGCGAGCCACGTTGATGCGGTCCAGAGCAGACGCGTTCAGGCCAACAGAAGTCTTCTGACCGAACACCAAGATTCCACGGCCGGGCATGTTCACAATCGGGTTCACGTTCCGCGGGAAGTTGTACAGCGCATCACGCTGCCCTTTGTTCAAAGCCACGTCAACGAATGTGGTAGGTTCACCCAACACACCAGTCAGATACCCAACGCGAGTCACTCCAGTCACTTGGCCACGACGTGGACCAGCAGGAGCCCACCACACTTCTGATTCGCGGTCACTGTATGCATACGTGCGGAGTGCAATTGCAGATGCTGGAATAAACACATCACGACCATCCACGTTCGAGCTGATCCCGTGTGGGTAGTAGTATGCGACGTTCCGGTTCACTTGATGCAGCGAGTCGGGAGACGATGCATTCACAACACCAGGAGTTGCCCAGTTCACAGCGTTCTCTGGGTTCACAGTGTATGGGGTATCGGAGATCACGAATGCCTCTTCACCGATGTCCTCACACAGCGTCACCAACTCATCCGTTACTTCAGGGAAACCTGGGCAAACGATCAAGTTGTATTCATACAGTTCAGAACGAACTTCCGTATTGCTGTTGACAGCTGCCTGCAGTGCACGAACGATGGTCAGACGACGAGCAGCATCGTAAGAACCCAGACTTGTCTTGTTCAGGAATTCCTGAGTGAACGTGTAGTCTGTCGCCATGTCCAACAGGCTCTGACCAGCTTCGTACGGTGTCCACTGAGTGTCGATTGCGCCGGTGCCAGGACCAGGGCTTGATGTAGACCAGATGGTAACCATTCCATCGAAGCCAGCGTATGTATTGGTTGCGGGTTGGTTGAATCCATTCTCATACATGTTCACTGCTGCATCGGCGGTCGTTCCAGCGATGGGTTGCAGAAGTTGCACAAAACCAGTCAGGCTGTTGAACAGGTTCGAATCCACAATCGACACAACACTGTTGCTGCCAACAGATGATGCAGTGATTTGCAGGTTTCCACCCGACACAGTGATCGTGGCAACACCAGCCAACTTTGCATTCACTTGAGTGATGAAGTCAGCAAACGTCTGTGCAACATTGCCTGTGAAAGCAACAGCACGTGACACACCATCCACAGCAACAATTGCCGAGTAGATCTGAGCAGTGTCGGCCAGCCCTGTGGGGAGTGACGTTGCGGTGATACCAGCGTTCATGTCGATCGCTTGGTAGCCAGATGTGCTCAGTGCAGGAGTGGCGTTGTCATCGTAGAAGTCAAATTCAGCATTGGCGAATGTCACATCAGCGAAAATCGGGCTCATCACTTGACGAGCAAACAGGTTCATCTCAGTGGCGTTGATCGTCGAACGATATCCAGCGTCGGCGGGGGAGAACCCATTCTGGACGTTGTAGGTGTTCAGATATGCGTCAGCCAGAGCCTGCAATTCAGACGCAGCGGCAGTTGTCTTGGTGATCCAACGGTTGGAGGTGGATGTGTAAGAGTCGTCCAAGTTCACGTTGGCACGAACAACATACGCCAAGCTGCCAATTCCGAGGAAACGGTTCAGGGCAAACAAACCCACTTCGTTTCGTGCATCACCATGGAGATCGCGACCCGTTGCAGTGCGGAGGAAACTTGGCGCTCCGTACAACTCAAGACTCTGCTTGAGTGAGGTGACTGTGCGCACAGTGCTGTGCTCGATCGTTCCCAACGCAGTTTGCACACCATCAGTTTGCAGTTTGTCTTGTTGGGTTGCAATGAAAATCAGAGGAACGGTGTCAGCAACACTTGGAACATACATCGATTCGTCGATGAGTTGTGTTGTTACGCCAGGAGAAACTAGAGATGCCATTTGTGTATCCTTGTAGGCTGTCTCCTTATTTATTGACCCTCGATGTTTTAGGTGCCGCTTTCGATGCATTCAACGTACAAACAGCTCCTCATTAACGAACGTCTACTACTCGTCACCTCTCGCGGGGTGGTGCTAAACCCCAAGTGGGAGTTCTACGCAGGGCGCGTCCACAAGCTATACAGGGAATTTTTGGATTACTACAGTTGGTGCAATGACGATATCCGCGAAGCTGTGTATTGCATGCTGCACGAATTGGAGGCCCCACCTGGCTGTGTCAAGTGTGGGAGCTTCACAGCATTCAACTCCCACACAAATCGATACAACAAATTCTGCAGCAAGAGCTGCCCACACATCAGCGTGGTTCAGGAGGCTCAGTAGGGGTGTATTGAACAACCTGAACCGACTTACTGGTGACCCCGTTATCAATCTCTGTGGAGCCATTGAAGAAGTTTTCAGCGTTGTCGATCAACTCATTCAAATCAGCCAACCGAATCACAATCGATTCCACAAAATCAGTCTTCGACTTCGCAGGTGGGGTAATCCAAACAGGGAACTCAAACGTCAACTTGCTGACAATCAACCGGTCTGCATCTCCACTTGGAATATTTTCTTCGAGTGACACATCCGTCAACTCAACAGACGTGAGTTTGGTCCAATCAAACGTCGAATCTGTTGTTTGGATCACCATCGATGGGTCAAACAAGACGAGAATTTGCTCAAGCAATTGCAGTTGTTGGATTTGGTTACTGCAGTAGGTATACACCTCACAAGTGAGCTTGTATGGAATTGGCATGTATCGATGCAGCACCCGAACATCAGTTGGGATCACGCCACCAGACTGGAGGTATGAAAACCGATCCTCTTGCCCCACTCCATGTCGCAACTCAGCAGCAAGTCCAATCGATGTCATGTGGGTCGACATCATCGGGAGTCTGATGGGGCGATTCTGAGTATTCCCCGCATCAATTGATGCAACCACCTTGTCGATGCTTCCGTACATGATGGGAACAGAAACCATCTGTTCCTTCTCACCAATCCCAACCTTCACTTGGAACCCAGAAAATACATTGGCAAATTGAATGAGGTAACGCTCAATCTGCTGACTGTAAAAATATGGTTGTGTCTTCATGGTGAGGTTGGCGAGTCGACTATTTATCTCATGTTGTGTAGGTCGGTTTTGTCTTCAGACACCATGTACGACTTCAACCGATTCTTTCCAGTCTGAGTTTCGAATCGCTCGTCACTCTCCATGAAAATCCACCGTGTTTTGGCCAAGCTGTATCGATACAACTTGGGTGGGATTTTCTCAGTAGTGAGAGACTCATACGACATCCGATGGTATTGCCCATTCTTTGGATTCTGCGGAAATCCAACGCTATGGTCCCCAGTAGTGAACATTTCAGGAGCGGTACCAGACGGTGGCATTCCTGTTCGCATTGTGGGAGATTCCCCTCGAATCGAATCTGTGTAGGTCGTCGTGAGCTTCGCTAGGTTCAATCCAAGATCAGCCGCTGCTTCTATCTGGGGTGTTGGGATCTCCGTCACATCAGCAACAAACCCAGCATCTTGCCCCATCTGAGGAAGCATTTCATCTGCTGCAATTTGTATCTGCTCATTGACTCGAAGTGCCATATCTGAGAACAACAGATCATCGGATCTGTATCCAGTGCCATCCTCTCCAAGATCAGCCTCGAGCGATCCAACGATGTCGAGAACCTCTTGACGAGCGAGCATTGGTTTTGCTGTGATTTGTTGAAACAGCGGAGTCCAACCAGGGGTGTAACCTTTGGTTGACCACGTCACATCCGACACCTCGACAAACTTCCGGACAATCTTCATGTCGGCAGTGAACTGCATTTCGCTTGGAATTTCAATGACGTCTCCAATGATCACACCCCGTCCCAACTGCTTCACTGCTTCAGAAAAGTTCACAGCAATTGTCATGGTTGCTGTTGGCAGATCAATACCAAAACGCGACAACTCAGTGCTAATGTTGACGAGGTCGTAAAAAATCTTGATCTTCACTGGGTTAATGCAGTACGAGCGATCACGATTCTCTTGAAACAATGGTGATTCTTGGAGGTAGTTCAAATCTGTGATTGCGAACTCAAACAACTCCAGCGTTTCAACTTTCCAATCTCCTGTCGATTTTGTGTCGATGGGTCGGATGCGCCACATTCTCGATGGCACACTCTGTTTGATGTGGATCTGTACACGCTCTGCTGTCTGCGGCAAATCAACGACATCGACTCCTCGCCACTGTACCCCATTGTCACTTCGCTCGACCCGAATGCGAGATACCCAATTTGACGAGTCGCCACCCTGTTTGACTGCAAGTGCTGTAATGTGCTTGCGTGACTGTGCGTTGGCTTCTGTTGAATACATTGGTAGCCCAGAGGCGTGCTTCAACAATCCAAAGTCATACCCAATCCAACTCTGCAATACGCCTTGACCCGAAGCACACGACATCCAGTAGCTTGCAAATCTGTCAAACGCGTTGTCCGGAGGAAAATCAGCAAGCGAGTCACTACTGATCGCTTTCCCACCACCAGCGGCGTCTACTAGCGTTCCCTGCTGTTGGACACCAAGTAGTTTGTAGAAACACGCATCTGCACCACCAAGATTCAAGTTTTCATTGGCAAGAGCATTGATGTACGCATTGTCTGCTGTCTGCTTTTGTAACTGGAAGCTAGAACAACTGGAGTTGTCACCCTCCGGAAGCTGCACGCCAGCGGGGGTCAGGATGATACAGCCAGGGTTACTGGTATCACACGTTGGCTGCTGAAGATGTGGCAGTGGCTTACAGGTCCCACACGTATCTGTCACGGGCTCGCAGGTGTTCTTTGGTGATGGAATCGTTGTAGTGGTGTTTGGCAACACCACTCGATCCACAGATGGGTCAAGAAAAATGCTCATGGTTTATCCCTTGGCAATTGTGCCACCAAGCCCCCAGGTTTCAACATCCGACGCCATGTAGTCGTCCAGCTCCCGCACCAACTTTTCCTGGAGCGCAACAGCCTCAGTTTTCAATTCACTCGCGTTGAGCGTCACAGCACCACCAGCCCCTGGCAGTGTGGCGTACTTGCCACGCATGTCCCCCAACATGATCTTTGCTTCAGTGAGAGCCCAGTTCTCGATCCAATTTTTGGTGGTGCGGTCTGTCAACAAATCCTGTTCTGTTCGTTCAATGACGGCATCGACAAGGATTCGTTCAGCGCGGGGGATCTTCCGCATAATGGTTAGCGTTCGTGTGCGCTCAACCCACTGAAATTGAAATTCCGACGCAAACAACTTAGCAACCACTGTCTGGTAGCTAGCCAACAGATGGTACGAAAGGATGTCGAACGTCCCCGAAACATACAGTTGTTGCATCAACTGCTGTCCGTAGATTTCACCACCAAATGTAGAGTTGAGGAATCCACCACGTGGACGGTAAAGATACAGCACGTCAACGATCTTATGGAAGCCAACTGCCTTGCTAGTGAGCACATACTTCTGCTGTCCAGCTTGGAGGTCCAAGAAGAAATACCCTCGGTTGTAGCCAGCACCCGAGTCGCGTCGGATGTAGTCCAACCCTCGTTGCACAGCAAGATCCATCTGATCCCGCGTCAACTCAACATTGATGGTTGGTGCACCAAGTCGCATGTACAGATTGTCAATGATCTTTCGGCGTTCGTCAACAGACCCGTCTGTACCCACTCCCAACTCGTCGTACATTGGAACCCCAGATGTACCGTCATTTCCTTGGCGTGGAGTGCAGAGCGTGAACCGCAGAGCGGAGAATAGCGTTTCCTTAGTGATGTCGATGTATGACCCACTTCCACAAAATGCAGAAGTAATCACAATGTTGTCAGTCTCTGTTGTGGCAACAGTGTATGGTGGCGTCACAGTGTCCCATTGGGTTCCTGTCCAAACGTGCAGCGTTCCAGCGTTGTCCAACCATCGTGCCCCAACATCAACAACAGACGGAGTCGTCTCAAATGGGACAGCAGTCCAGTCTGTTGGTGTAGACCGTTGATACAGCGTCACCCCATCAAACCACGTTGACCCAAGTGTTGGAATAGTTGGGTCAATTGCTGAGATGGTTGGGTTCAATGCTGTCCACAACAAGCCATCTCGTTCATACCACAGTTGCGTTGCTGAATTGAACCAGAACCCAGTTGTGATGGTCCTTGGGTCCACAGCACTGTGGATGACCTCCTGCGTCCCCTCCCAACCACACTCAGAATTGATGAACCACAAGGAATGTGTGGTGTTGAACCACACAGCGTCGAGCGGAATCGTGGGTGGAAGAGATGGATCCAACGCCGTGGCAAACAGAGTCGATGTGATGTCCACCCACGACAGAGTCATCGCATCGTAAATCGCCAGCGTCTCAGCGACTGGATCATAATGTAGGTCACCAGCTGCTTCAATGTCGAGCTGTTTGTGATAGAAAGTTGCAGAGATCGTCTCCCACTGAGGGATCAGTGGGTTGTAACGTCGAACAACACGGGCAACTGGATCTACCCAAACTTGATTCAGTGTGGGGTTAATTGGTGCCTGCGTTGCAACTGTGGCTGCCTGGGCAATCCAGTCAACTCCATTCCACATCCGGAGCGCGTTGCCCGATAGATCGAACCACAGCGTGCCGTTGGGGATCGCTGCTAGGTCCCCTGCATACACAAGCGCAGTTGCAGGGATCCATTTGTTGCGTGATGTGTTCCATCTAAGGAACTCTCCATCACGCTTCCACACCGTGGTCCCCGTCAGAGTGGGAGCAAGTTTGGGGTCAGTCGATTGGGAGTATACGGCGGTTACTGGTACCCAAACAGCACCATCAAACCACCTCACCGTTGTGCCGTCAAACCACATCTCTTCGTTGGCAACAATCGTTGGGTCTGTTGGATGGGTGATGACTGGTTCAACCTGTGACCACCCCAGAGCGATTGTAAATTCCCGCAGTACTCGTGCGGTAGTGTCAAACCACAGATCCCCGTCAATCGCCAATGTGGGATCTGTGCTCTGTAGCTTCGGAAACACTTCGTTGTACTTCACACCATTGTGCTGGTACCAACGCTCACCAAGTTGGAGAAACTGACCGTAGAATGGAGGATACTCTGACTCTAGTGGTGGAACGATGTGTTTCCACGCAGAGGTTAGCTCATCGATTGCGCTCTGGTATGTGGTGAGTTCACTCCCACGGAGCACCAGCTCGAGGGGCTTACCATCTACGACCATCGTAACCGGATAGTTGATTAGACGATCGACTGTGGCTGGGATCTCGCTTGTTAGGTCGGCTCCATTTGTGAGGATGGTTTGCGATCCAGAGACACACTCAATCTTCGGACCACCGTGGTTCAGCGAGTAACTGTAAATCCCATCTTGGTTGTATCGACATACGTTGTCGATCGCGAAGAATGCAAAATAGTACGCAGTGCATTTTGCATCCAAGCCGTCAACAGTAACACAACCAGTTTTCGTGTCAGTGTTGCTGCTCCACAATACACGAGCATTTCCGAGCATGTCTCCCGCAAATGCCAGTGGGTCGAACGTCGGATCCCCTTTGTAGCAGCAGACACCGTCCGTTGGTTTGTTGGGTTGTTCGATAGGAGACGTGCTGCCAACCAACAGCCCCCCACTGTAATGTCCACTTGGTGTGCCACATCCAGTTGATGGGGTTGGAGGAGTTGGAGCCCAGCACAACGTACCTGTGGTATCCGACGTACGAGTGAACGTCAGAGTTTGAGAATTGCCTTCTTTTCGGATTCCACCTGGAGCATCAAAGAATGTGGTCGATGTCATTGTTGTGTTGAGCGCGTGGGTTATTTATCAGCAGATGTGCGATAAATACGGAACCTACTGCAGGACTGTCGTGAAACTTCGCACCCTACTCGAGCAGACTCAGTCCAACCAAGCAATGGTATATTTGGACAAAATTGCTGGATTGATCATGTCAAAACCAGCTGAAATTTCTGGCGCAAAGAAACAACTCCGTGAAAAAATAGCAACCATTGTCACTGGGTTGTACGTACTATCCAAGCCGACTTTTCGCAAATCGGTTGAAATTGACGACGCCACATATCGAAAAATCCTAGCACAGCTGACGAGCAACAAAGCTGCTGCTCATCATGTGATGACAGCAGGTGCGCGACTTCCGTCGATGCAGACAACACTGCTCACCAAACTAGGAAAACTCGACAAGCTCCCCCAGGGAGAGCAGAAAGCACTGGTTGCTCAGTTGAAATCTATCCACGACAGTCTCCGATAATGCACTTCAAATTCAAATACAACCACGCGTCATGTTGTGGAGGTCGAAGCAACCAAACAGTGTTGAACTCCGCCCCGTACACCATTCACCCAGAAGATCCTGCTGGATCGATGGTAACTGCATTCGATCGATTTGCCAACAACTACCGAGTGACACCAACAACCGTTGTAGTGACCGCAGCTGAGATGGCTCTTCTTCGTTCAGCGGCTGCTTCATCATTTTCATTAGCCAACCAGATCCTAACTTACAGGAAGATCCCCATCACTGTGGAAGGATAAGCACATGCCACTCGTGAGTAGTATGTTTTCAACTGAACGGACAATCGCACATCGACTGGCTGTGTGTGAGAATTGCCCACATAGTGCACACAAGTCTGTGTTCCACCTGTGTACTCAATGTGGGTGCATAATCCCCCTCAAAGTGCGGCTCCGAGGGTCAGAGTGTCCCCTTCAACTATGGACCGCGGAGATCGATGATGGTGAGGTGCACCACGTCAACGACAAGGTGTGGGTCGAATTGGATAGTACCCCAAATTCAGACGACCATAAATAACTTTGACCAATTTGAATTGCCGTCACATCAATGACTGCTAAACCAAAGCGTTTTTCCAAGCTCGCTGCAATCCCATTCGAGGGCGACACTGCTTTATGTGGTGTCGCCCTTTCTGTTTGCAGCTGTATTTTCTCCAACCTGAAAGAACCACATGGGACGTAAATCCAATACTGCACGAGCCAGCGTCGTGAGGCCAACACACCGGAGTCGTGGAAATCCACAACTCACACTCGTTGAGACTCCAACGCAACTTCGCGAAACACAAAAACGGAAGACTTGGTCCCAACGAGATTGCAAAGATGTGGTTCCATTGACGGATCGTCAGCAAGAGGCGTTTGAGTGTTGGTTGCAGAGCACCGACAGCAGTCTGGCTCTCGTTGGTTCTCCAGGTACTGGGAAAACTTACATGGCGTGCTACCTTGGAATCAACGAAGTACTCAATTCCGCCACAGAGCAACAACAACTGATCGTGATTCGCAGTGCAGTTGAAACTCGCTCGCAGGGCTTCCTTCCAGGCACACTCGACGAGAAAGAGGCCGTCTACCGTGCCCCGTATGTGGACATCTTCCAAGATTTGTTCCGTCGCGCGTCTACGTTTGGCGACATGTGTGACGCCGGTGTTGTTCGATTCATGACAACTTCACACGTTCGTGGGCTGACGTTCGACAACGCAATCATCATCGTCGATGAGTTCCAAAACCTGAATGCTCATGAATTGTCAAGTGTAGTCACTCGCGTTGGCCAGAATTCCCGACTGATTCTGTGTGGCGATGGATATCAAAACGACCTGCACTCAAAGCGCGGAACTGAAGTGAGTGGGTTCCAAATGGGACTTCGGATCATGCAAGACATGGAGGAATTTGACGTGGTGCAATTCACACACGACGACATTGTTCGAAGCGGATTTGTCAAGTCGTGGATCATCCACTCGGAACGATACGCAGAATGAAAAAGGGCCCCGAGGGGCCCTTTTTATTGCAGCTGTGTGACAACAAGGTCGAAAGTGTTGCAGACGTCCCCACCCCAACCGTACAACTGGCCACGGAATGGTCCTGGTGTGTACTCCACACTACCAACAACAATCTTCGTTGGGGTTTCGCTGAGATGCAGTGTGTTGTTGTTGTAGATCACAACCCCATTGAACACGACGTACCACTCACGGACAACAGCAAGTGGGTCCGTTTCTGTCCAACTTCCTGTACGAGTGTACCAACCGTTTTGTTGGCCAATTGGATTCGCCACCACCGTGGCTTCATATGTAACTGATTGTGGCTGCATCTCAGCAGTTCCACGCGTGCGACACAAGAGCATTTTGTAAAGTAGATTGATTTTCTCGTATTTATCGAATGATGCCCATCAAATCACGCTCGCGAATGAACAAGTACTTTTCTTTGTCCACTTCGACTGTCGCTCCAGTACCTCGATTGAAGAGCACTCGGTCACCAACTTTCACAGTCGGAGCTTCGCGCTTACCATCAACGACAACGCCTGGGCCTACTGCAATTGCAGTACCCTGCTGAGAGGTGTTGTCCTGTTTTGTTGGCACCAGCACGATCCCACCAGGGGAGGCTGTTTCAGCAGGATCCATTTGAATGGCAATAAAATCGTACAGAGGTTGAATGTTGTGGGGCATAGTGTGTTCCAGATAAAAAGAAAGTGTGAGCCAGTCACACTTTCTGCATTCAGCACTTTGTGCTCAACCCAAATTAAGTAGTGAGTGTGCACCCATAGCTACCGAGGAACCATGTCCGATTTCCATCAGGCACTGCTTTGTACACAACCAATGCTCCACGATCTTCAGTGAGATACTTCGTCATGTAGTTCATTGCCGCCTTTTGAGTGTTGGGAGTTGATGCCCAGGTAACACCACCATCGGAACTGGTTGCCATCCCAACTGTTGGTAGCTCAAGTGGGTCGTATACAACAAACAACCCACCAACAATGTACTTGTCGCCAACACGAGCGATCGAGTATGCATTGGTCAACAGCCCAACCAATCCAGGTGAGTATGTCCATGTGCTGCCGTCTGTGCTGGTAGCGAATTTGCCTTGTTGAGACAGAACAGCAAATTCGGTACCTGTCCAAATAGTGTCCACGACGGACGTAGCGCCAAATCCAGTTGTGGCGAGCTGTGGCTCGTATGTCCACAAAACAGTGTCAGTACTTGTCGCAATTTTGCCTTGGGTTCCGGCAACAAGGTACTTTGTTGGTGTCTTGACGATTGTGCGTACTGCAGTTGATGTACCCCACCCGGTGATGCGAAGCCCATCGCGAAGTGTCCAATCCGTACCGTTCGAACTCACCACGATCCGACCAGATGTTCCTGTCACAACATACTGAGTTCCATCCCAAATGGCACCAGTGATCGAAAAGAAGGAATTGGCTGTTGTCAGCGCCTGCAACTCCATTCGAGTCGTCCAAGTTGTTCCCATGTCAGTGCTGGTTGCGAGATATCCGTTGGATGAAAATACCGTTAGCGTGGTGCCTGTCCAAACAACTGCAACTGCTGACGTGATCGCTCCGCCATCGAGGAGCGCAGGTTTGTATGTCCAGGTATTGCGGTCAGTCGTCGTTGCAACACGTCCTGTACTCCCAACAACTACCAACGTGTCACCTGCAACAACTGCGTGGCGAATGGTGCTGTACCCCCATCCGGTTTGAGCGAGAGCTAGGGGTGCAGACCAGTTAACGCCAGGAATTGCTTTTGCGAGCTTTTTGAGAAACATAGTGAGGAAGATAAAGGTGGTTCTATATATCCACCTCACTATGATGCGAATTTACAGGGTCAACGACACCAATTAGATTTTGTCTTCCCGTAGTATGGACGGGCGAATCCAGCATCAATTAATGCAGCGCCAAGATCCTTGCCGTCAACAGACACGGACCCAAGCAGTCGGAAGTATTTGTCGCGCCGAATGTTTGTAACATCAACTGTGTCCCCAACCCTGATCAACCCTTTGGTGTATCCACTCGCCAAGTCAGCCAGCTGAGCTTCTCGAGCACACTTCGCCAACTTCCCTTTCTCAGGGGTATCGATTCCGTATACCCGGATCGATATAGTGGTTCCGAGTTCAGGGAGTATCCACGGAGCCTTCACTACGATCGTGTCCCCGTCCGTTACCCTCACGACTTCCCAGGTATACGGGGATCCAAAAACATTGGAAGAACAGAGGGAGAAAAAAGCTAGGGTTGAACAGGTAACCAAACATTTGAAGGATTTCATCATAGGTCATATTTACGCCACTACTTCATGGGGTCGTTCGTCGATGTGGTATGCAATCACCTCAAGAACCATTGATCGACTTCCGGGCTTCGACGAGGGAGTTTCGCGGGAAACCATTGCATACAGCTTCCACTGCGGCGAAGTTGACATGCTCTGTTGTGTACGAAACCCATCAATTGATGACCAGGTGTCGGAAGCAGTTGGTCGAAGTGGACAACGCTCTTTCCCCTGCCAGTATGTATCCTTGCAGTGTTGAACTGCTTCATCAAATGTCCATGTTTTTGGGGACGTGGTTCCAGAATCAGCGCCCTCGTCGACCGTCGCTGCAGTTGGAGTATTTGTTGGTGTGGTCATGATGGGTGTTCGTTGATGTGCACAAGAACTTTCCTACCGAGGAGAGTTGGCAGCAACAGACGAACACATCATATGGCACGTCATGCTAGAGGGTGCACTAGATCATACCGCAGCGTGCCACAATCCCAAATCCGCCAAAACCCATGATTTTCCATATTTTGGTATTCTGTGAGAGCTGGATCGTAATTTTCGAGGGTATGTTTGATCACATCCTTTCGGTAGTTCCATCGGTGCCGTCTCCGACCATCAACCACATATGTGTAGTCTGGTGGGTTGTCGACCGTGAGTGTGAAGCCAAGTTGGGTGTACATGTTCCCTACACTCCAACGCTTGTCAGCGTAGCTGTATATTCTGACCCACTCATGGTTCCGCTTAAAGTGCTCGAGTAGTTTCGAGGCTACCCCTGGTATCCGGTACCGAATATCTGTGCAAAAGCGGCTGAGCTCCCAGTATCCAGGTTGCGCCTTTCGTTGACCAAGTGCCACTCTCGGCCGACTGAATGTCATCACCGCCACCAGTTTGTCTCCATCGTATGCCCCACATGCAATCGCAGCACGGTCATTACCCTGTGTGTGATTTTCATTCAGCAGTGTGCGTTTGTGCTCTTCAGTTGGTACACGGATGTCCAGCTTCCGTGCATGCAGCAACTTCGCAACACTTGCACCAGCATAGTGCTGCAACTTTGCTGCAATCAACCCAGGATTGATCAACTCATCCTCAAACAGGATCGTATGCTGGATTCCAGCTGCGTCCAACGACTTTTTTGTCGCAAGCGCTGTCTTCAGATTTCCCTGCGACGCATCGAGTGGAATTACGACGACTGCTCTGTTCAGCCCCTCGTGATACACAGTTGCAACAATGTCCGCCACAGCAACAAAGGTTTCGCTCCCTGGTAGCATCTTCTGAATCGTTGCCGCATGCTGCTTCAATTTTGAATTCACATCAATGTAGTTCAAGAACGTCAGTGGAATTGACCCTTTGATGTAGTGCCGTGATCCAAGGTTTTCTCTCCAACCCATCATTTGGAGATTGTCGACGCCTGCACACACTTCTGGTGGAATGTTGTTGTCAAAGCAGAACCGAATGGGCACCCTATGATCAACGTGATATGCACCATCAACTCCAGCTTTCCCACGTGGAAGATTGTTCGGATTGATCCGCTTCTTGTGAGTGTTGTATGCGATCTTCGTCAGAGCGCTTACCTTCGATCGATAGATGTGCCACTCCGAAGCAGTTTCTCGCCACTTTGCAGATTTGATCTTCTGGATCGCGATGAGTATGTCTGCTCGCTTGGTTGGACCACAGACACCACATTCGACCAAGTTAACAAACAAATTTGTTGGCGAACATTCCCACTCGTGCCCACATTTTGTGTTCCTAACACGGACCTTGCTGTACTCACCTGCTACAACATGCCTGCGTCCATCGTAGTTCTGGTCAACGACCTCTATACCCCGTGCACGCAGCGCATCTAATGAAGCAGACCTAGTTTCTGCACACCTATCGTCACGCCTAGCGTTGTTGCATGATGGGCACCCACCAACTCCATGCTTCTTGAGTGTTTGTCGTTTGGAAAGAGGAGTAGCACTCCAAACGTGACCACACACCAAACACTGCATTTGGTGATGTGCTTTTGCGCCTTTAAATGGCTCAAGCAGTTTGATTTTGTTCTCCGTCTCAAGGAGTGTTGGGTAACTTGCGCTGATTTGGCCTTCGGATGGCATGATTTCGATGAGGTTAGCTAGGATCAACCTATTATATCTCAACGTCGTTAGAGTCTGATGAATTTCCGACCGCGCAATAAAAAACCCGCAGAATCTGCGGGTTTTTTGAGGGTATCAACGCTTACGCGAAGCTGACGCCAGTGCAGACGCACTTGGCATAGTAGTCGCTGGAATTTCCAAGCGATGTGGCCGTGCTGGTGAACTGAGCCTTGCCGTAACGAGTCATCAGGCTCATCATCGGCTGGGTGGTCACGGGGTTCATGATCACACCAGTGCTCATCAGCGGGATGTATGGGCAGTAGAAGTAGCCAGCATCTTGCTCGCCGTTGCCGCCCTTGAATCCGATCAGGATCTCATCGTCGCCAGTGCCACCGAAGTCGGTTGCCACTGTCTGGTTCCACAGATAGCTGTAGACCTTGATGGAGCCGTTCAGTGTGCCAACCAGCATGCTGTTGTTCGGGCCCTTGAAAGAACCTTGCACAGCAGGAGCCCACACAGACTTGGCAGCGCTTTGCAGGATCGACACGATCATGGGCGACACAACGATGAAGTTGCCAGGTCCACGACGAGTCTTACGTGCAATTTCGTTTGCCAGACCGTTGATCAGGTTGCCGAGTTGCGCGTAGCGGTCACCAGCGAAGGTGGGGGTGTAATACCCAGGAGCACCGGGGAGGGCGCCGTTCCAGTTGCCAACGGTACCGGCCAGAGCCAACAGGTCGCTGATGATTTCGTTGTCAATTTCTTGCACGATTTCAGCAGACATGCCAGTGGTCATCTCGGTTTCGATACTCTTGCCGTGCTGGCTGTTCATGTCCTGCATGGCTTCGATTGTCCAGCTGGTTTGCAGCTTGCGAGCGCGGGCTTCGATGGGCTGGCTCACCAGTTCCAAAGAAACCTTACGGCCGCCGGAGCCTTCCAAGGTACCACCAGATCCACCAACGGTACAGCCATCCAGTGCAGAGTAGCCAGGATTTGCACCCCAACCGTCGCCAGAAGGAACACCAGAGATGTTGGGTTGGCCGGTGCCAGCGTCAAAGCCAGACATACCAGGAGCAACCACGCCATCAGTGGCACCAGAGTAGTAGCGACGAACAGGCTCAGCGTTACCGAACATTTCTTCACCAGCAGTCACGGTTCCAGGAGCAGGCAGCGTTTCGTTGTACTTGTAGCGCATTGAGTACACAATGCCCACAGGTGCCTTCATTGGCTGCACACCAACCAGTTCGGTGGCGATCGTACCAGGGATGATACGACGAATCATCGGGATCAGGATGTTGCGGAAACCAGCAATGTCTTGCGCCTGAGTTGAGCCTGCCACGGCAGATTCATTCAGCACGTGCTGCTTTTGGTTTTCCAGCAGAGTGTCCATCACGCTGCGCTTGTCGCCAGACAAACCCGTCAGGAGGGTTTCTTTGGCTTCGGTCCAATTTTCAAACAAGTTCATGGTCTTTGTTCCTTTCTGAATTAAGCAAGACCCGCTGTAACCAACAGACGGCGCTTGTCGGCATCAGACATGCCATTTGCACCTTCGGTTACCACAGCCCGCTTG